CAGCGTGTCGGTACTGTGTGTTGGCAGCTACAGGGGCATCCACTGCCCGGCTATGTGTATGAGTGGATTCAGGCAGTCGACAATCCTCTCTTTTGATTACTCTCGTATGTGTGGTATAATTTGACTATGACAACACAGAAACGCCCGCGGCAAATTTTTCTGATCGAAGCGATTCAGACCTTTCGTATGCGCTACTTGATTGAGACCGAGGAGGCCGGCTGGGCAGAGGATACGCACACGATGGACGAGTGTGAAGAGTGGCAGCAGAAGTGTTTAGGCGAACAGATTATCACGACGCGTGCCATTACACGGGAAGAGGCAGAACAGATGCATGCTGATGATGCCCTTGCTGTTAGCTCCGACGGTAGCCCGTGGCTCCCACTGGATCAGTTTATTATGAGGCCTAAATGACCTACGAACTCGACGAAGATATGGCATTGAATTTGATCTTCCGCACCCGTGTGGCGGAGGATGAGTCGTTCGCACAGAATGTCTATGCGGCACTCTGTAATAATGAATTCATTCCAGATCACAATCTCCAAGAGACATGGTCGTGTAGTTGGCGAGCCGCGGGAGAATATGTGGCGAACCTGCGTAATCAATATGGTGGGCGTGAGGATATCGATGAAGATTATTTGACATGGTATTGTAGTGGCCTGGTCAATCACCCCGAACAGGCTTGGGTCGAAGAGGGGCAGGTGACCGACGCAGTGCGGGAGGCGTTCAAGGCAGTAGGTTGGAGTGTGGTGACCACCAACGAAACGCGAGGAGACAGTCTGTAATGGAATATGATGTGATTCTGCCAGAGGGGGAAACGGATACGGCGCCCGCGCGAGTCGAGGCACCTGAAGAATTGCTGGCCCGTGCGGAACTCCAGGCGCAATATCTACACAACATTCGACGTGCGATCCTGCTGTCGGATCGTGCACAGCTACGGGAGCAGACTAAACGGAATCGAAAAGCGACCAACCGAAAGCGGAGTGCGGCCGCTAAACAGAGTCGAAAGCGGAATCGATAAGGCACTAGAGGCGCGTGGCGGAACGGCAGACGCATTAGATTTAAAATCTGACTCCTAAATAGGAATGTGGGTTCGAGTCCCACCGCGCCCACCACTACACTAGAGGCGCGGCCGGGTAGCTCAGATGGTAGAGCAGCGGACTTTTAATCCGCGGGTCGAGGGTTCGATCCCCTCCCCGGTCACCACTACATAGGAGACAGATTATGAGTACAATGATTCCGTCTATCGAACGTCCTTCCACATTCGTAAAAGTCCTCGGCGTCGCTGTCGTGCTCACCCTTGTGTTCTTGGCGGGCCGCATATCCAACCAATTTGACACAGCGTCCGACTCGCCATCGGGGATCGTTATCAGCCACCCCGCAGAGAACGTCACAACCGTGCAGGTACCACAAGCCCAACTCACACCCAAAATTGTCAAAGAGTATGTAAAGGTGATCGACCGCACCGAAGTCAATGCCCTGTTCACCGAGAACGCCAAACTCAAGGTCAAGGTGACGGAGTTGTCAGTGTCTCTCGCCCAAGCCGTATCGCAGGGCACTGGCACGGCCGTGGTTACGGTGATTACACCTGAGACGCCTGCGGTCAATGGCGCGCCGGTGGTGCCAGCGGTTGTGCGGACGGAGTTCAACGATTTTCGATTGCACTTCATCGCACAGGGGGCTATGGTCGACTATACCCTTACACAGAAATTTTCAATTGTGAATACGACAGGGCGCAATGAGAAGAATGTGCCGACGAGTTTGGTGCGTCTCTATGAGATTGGACCAGGTGAGACACGCACTCTCATTCCGACCACCGAAACGACCACGGTTGTAGCCACGGGTGCGGCCGCGCACTGGTATAGAAAAGTTGGCGTGCAGGGTGGTCTCGGGCAAGTCATCGCCACGGCTGGGTTTGTTATGCCGACCGCGTTTAATGCGGAACTGGTCGGCGTCCTTGCCGTGCCCTGGCTGAAACGCGGAAGCAATCGTGCTACCGAAACAACGCGCTGGGCGATCGCCACACCCGCCGTAGTATTCAGCAACACGACCACGAGCATTGGTGTGCTACCTGTCTCGTTGAATCTTGGAACATTCTCTCCAACACACAATCCATTTACGAATCTGTGGATCTCGCCGTATCTCGGCACGACTAGCGGCACACAAGTCAATGCACTTGGGATGATCTTGTCAGTGACATTTTAATGTGGTATACTTTATTTGTTGTCTGAACAACATTTTTCAAAGGATAGTATGAACGAACCGACCCGCATTTTGACCTCGACGAAGTATGGCAGTAACATCAAGACGACCCTGTATGGTGTCGTGACACCAGAACGATTGGCGGCGGAGCAACAGCGCATTGACCATCTCGCCGAGACGCTATCGCCGCAGGCGAGGAAGCCTCGTGATGAATTTCGGGCTGAGCGCATCGCAGAATATGAAGATAACCGAGAAACCTTCACGCCATCGCGGCGGCGGGTTCGTAAGCGTAGCTCGTTCAACAATTCGTATGCGTCCGACAGAGATTGATGCTGGGAGTCGGTATTGACTGGCGTTACGTCAAATACCGTAACCATGACGTAGATCAGCGTTATTAGCATGACTCAAATATACCCCAAAGAGAAGTGGACTCGCTAGTTTATGACACAACAGGATACTGCCGACGAACAACCGACATGGGTGTGTGGTGTGTGTGGGCACAGATACGGGCACTGGTATCAGGGTATCCTGCCGCCATCCATTCTGTCAGAAAATCGTCAGCTGCCTCCAGCAGACTATCACCTCTCTTCATGTGACGTGTGTCGCCGTCGGGATGTGCAGGTTACGCGTCCCAGTAATTTTGGATATCTGATTAACGAATGGAGCATGTCGCGGCGGCCCTTCAAGCGAATTGGATGCGACAAGAATTTGTAATCGGGCCGATGTAGCTCAGTTGGTAGAGCGGCAGTCCTGTAAACTGCGGGTCGGGGGTTCGAGTCCCTTCGTCGGCTCCACTCGTATTGTGCTGTATAAGTAAAGATGGGGCGTCGTTCAATGGTAGGACATGAGACTTTGACTCTCAACATGGTAGTTCGAATCTATCCGCCTCAGCCAAAGGTAAGTGTGCGGCAAAATCAAATAGGAGTTGTAATGTGAGTGGTCATGAGGTATCCGTGTCGGACACTAACGCGTCGCCGGAGGATCGCAGCACAATGCGTCTGAATATTAGTTGGAAGCACAGCACACATCTCGCTGTGCTGATGGAAGCGGTGCGTCGTACGACCGGACCCGTATTGGAACTCGGCGTCGGGCTGTATAGCACACCAGTGCTGCATTGGCTGTGTTATCCATCACGTCGGCGATTGATGTCCTATGACTCAGATGTGCGGTGGGCTCACACGCATCGTGATTATGTGCGAGGCGCACACGAGGTGCAGTACGTGACCTCTTTTGACAATGCACCCATCGAGCAGCCGTGGGGCGTGGCCTTTGTTGATCATGCGCCGGCGGAACGCCGAGTGGTGGACATTCGACGATTGGCGCCGTGGGCACAATACATCGTCGTGCATGACACAGAGGGGCGACTGAATAAGCATTATCGGTTTTCGGACATCTACCCGCTCTTCAAGTATCGATATGAGTTCAATGAGGCGGGCGCGCCCTTTACAACCGTATTGAGTAATTTTGCCGATGTCAGCACGTTTGCGGTATGTGCAGCAGGCGAGTCGCGTCCGCCGAAACGTTAACACTAGTATGCCGAGATGGGATTTTTATTGTGAGCATTGTCAAACCACCACAGAACTGGCTTTTCCAACCTACCGAGATACTGAAAAAGCTCGCTGTTCTCAATGCGGCGGCACGCTTGCGAAACGCGTCGCAAAAAGTCATTTCGTCGTTACGGGATACAACGCCAAAAACCGATACACCAAAGGATAACGAATAATTATGTCTGCTGTGATCGAAACGTCGGCCGCGAAAGGCGGCACCGAACTCATTCTTGCTAATCTACGCGAGGCGCTGCCCGAACTGACGAGCCAGGTGCAGATTATGATGTCGCGCCCAGAGCAGTATACCTTTGAGGACAAGCCGCGTATTCTGTGGTTGCAGGATTTGCCGCAGGACCCTGCCAGCGCAGTCTTGCGTGATAAGAGTTATCGCAGTCAGTTCAGTCGCTTGGTCTTTGCGTCGCACTGGCAGCAACAGCAGTATAATCTCATACTGGGCATTCCGTATTCCGAGGGCACCGTCATTAAAAATGCCGTGCCCTTTCGCGAGACCGCCTTTCCGAAGTCCTACGATGGCACACTGAAGTTTATCTATACCTCGACACCACATCGTGGGCTGGCGATTCTTGGGGCCGCGGCCGAGTTGCTAGTCAAGGAACGCACGGACTGGTCGCTTGACGTATATTCGTCACTGAATATCTACGGATGGCATGAACAGGACAAACAGTTTCAGCCGCTGTATGACATTCTGAAAAAGAATCCCTGTATCAACTATCTCGGGTCGCGCCCGAATGCGGAGGTCCGCGCAGCACTGGATGATGCACATGTCTTTGTCTATCCGTCTGTGTATGCGGAGACGTCCTGCATGGCCGCGCAGGAAGCAATGATGTCGGGCTGTCTGGTCATCACCAGTAACTATGGCGCGTTGCCGGAAACCTGCGGCGAATGGGCATGGATGTTCCAGTACAGCGAACAGCCAGAACTGATGGTCCAGAACACTCTGAATCATATGCGACAAGCATTGAATACCTATCACGAAAAGCATATGGACTACACGCTTCGCGCACAGAGCCATTACTATCAGCAGTTCTATTCATTTGAGGCGCGTGTGCCCGCGTGGGAAACGCTGCTGACGACCGTCATTCAAAAAGGCACGCCCGTCGAGATGCTGGTGATTGAATAATGTCTGGCGTCCTTGTGCCATTTGAGACGCGAGAGGCTAGAACAGCACGACTGGCGGCCACCGTCACGCTCGCCGATCTCGTCGAGACCGCCCCACCGACACCCGAAGAACTCTTGACGCGATACGAACAGCACACACTCGTTGTCTGTCGTGGATTGCTGAAACATTACAGACAGACGCAGCGATGGACTCCATCGTGCGAACAGGAAATGGCGATCGCCGTGACGTCACTCAAAAACGTTTGCCGGCTCCTGGCGGCAACAACACCTGAGGTATTGGTATGAAAGCGAGACAGCTTGGCGAGATTCTTACACATCAGCAAACACTGATTAAGACAGCCGACAAAGTCGCGTGGTTGCGTGGGCATTACTCGACGGGGCTCGGCTATCTGCTGAAACTGGCCCATGCGGATATTGAATGGGACTTACCGAAAGGATCCCCGCCGTTTAAGCAGGACTCCGGACCTATCGGATTGACCCCCTCGCATCTGATGCGCGAACTCCGTGTGCTGTATCTGTTTGTCAAAGGTGGATCACCGGTGACACCGCGGCGACGCGAACAATTGTTTCAGCAGTTACTGGAACGCCTTCATGCTGACGAGGTCGCCATTGTGTTGGCGCTAAAGGATGGCAAGTTTGCCAGCACCTATCGTTGCTCCAAGGCCGTGGTAGAAGAAGCCTTTCCGGGGCTTCTCACGCAGCCATTCTCTCTCCGCTATCTGTGATAGGACGATTATGATTCATAATGACACAACATCGATTACACACGATATGCTGGCCGAACGTCTCGGATTGATCTATGTCAACCGTTTTGATATAGCAAAAGCCTGTCGAATTGTTTGCGGCGTCGTCTCGTTAAGTGTCGCCATTTTCTGCTTGCGCCCACAGGCCTCGATGAGTATGGCACTGCTTGGTACCACTGGAACAGTGGTGTTTCTGTATACTCTGCTTGGATCACCGACGCGTCGGCATCTTACGTTTGAATCACATCAGCGTTTGCTGCGGTGGCTGCAAGAGGACGAGGAATCCAATGACCGATCAGACATCTGATCAGATTCGATATCGCAAAGACAAGCTCGATGAGGATTTTGATACCGCAGAAGAGGAGCGCGAGTCTCGCCGAGAACAGATACAGGAGATGTATTACACACTATCCACCGACCAGTCCTTGGATACACTGTTGATGATGGCCAATATTTTTGAGATGCGTAGGAATACACTTCCCGCGGGATCAAACGTTGCACAGTGGCATGATACCATCAGCATGATGCTGCGCGAATTACTACTGGTCGCAACACATATGATACCAAATGGGCCCAAGCCCGATATCGCGTTTGAAGACCCCTATCTGTATTGGCCGAACGTCGACGACATCAAGGTTAATTAGGAATTTTATGCCCAATTATGATTATTTTTGCACCGCATGCGACTTCAAGGCCATCGATATGCACCTCCCGATTGATGCGCGGGATTATCCGACCACGCAACCCTGCCCGCAATGCAACGCAGACGGCAGCATTGTGAAGGGGATCTGCGCGCCGGGTGTCAGCTATACCGCAAACCGTGGCGGCCTGAGGACGCCTGAAACCTTCAAGGATATTCTGCGGAATATCAAGAGTCAGCATCGCGGATCGTCTATTAACATTGAATAGCCTCATGACAACCTTTGAGCATGCGCCGTTTGTCTTTCCTCGTCTTCGGCAGGTGAATCATCGCGTCGGGCGGGTCTATCAAGTCCTGTCCGGCGAGCACGTCGGGCAGGAGTATCCGTCTATCACGCGCGTTTTGGGGGCGAAACCTAAACCCGAACTGGCGGCATGGAAGAAGCGCGTGGGTTCGGCTGAAGCGGCGCGCGTCACCACAGAGTCCACCACGCGTGGCACGTCATTGCATATCTTGGCAGAATCGTATATCAACAACGAAGCGGATCAAGTCGCAACCGCACTGCCGACGCTTACAGACGACGTACGACAGTTCTGGAATGACCTGTCCCCGTGGATTGATGCACACGTCCAGCGCGTCCACGGACAGGAACAGGACGTCTACAGCGCACATCTGAACGTCGCAGGGCGCATGGACTTGCTGGCGACCGTGGATGGAGACTTAGCGGTCGTCGACTTCAAGACATCGCGACGACCGAAGAAGCGCGACTATGTGCTGGACTACTTTCTGCAAGGCTGTTTCTATAGCCTCTGTGTGTTTGAACACACGGGGCAGAAGGTCAAACGGATCATCTTCCCGATCGTCTCGCCCGAGGGGTTGGACATCTTCGAGACGACGCCGGCCGTTGAGTTCGAGGGGTTGCGGCAACGCATCGCCGACTACTACGCACATTATCACGCGACCACGTCACATGAATAATACAGTTATATTTTCTTCGACGTCGGATGAATGGACGACACCACAAAACCTGTTTGACCAGCTGAACGCCGAGTTTGATTTTGAGATCGACCTGGCGGCGACGGCTGAGAACACGAAATGCTCGTCGTTCTACAGCCTTCAATTGGATTCACTTTCACAGCACTGGGGCGGGACGTTTGATCGTGGTTGGCTGAACCCGCCGTATTCGCGTGGCTTGTGCGGGCACTTCATCGAGAAGGCCGCAAGACAGCGACGGATGGGTTTCTTGACCGTGATGTTGCTTCCGTCCCGTACGGATACGAAAGCATTCCACGCACACATCTACGACGCCACGACATGGCAACCACGAGAGGGCGTCGAAATTCGATTCCTACCCGGTCGTTTGAAGTTTGGCAACGCAAAAAGTGGTGCACCATTTCCATCAATGATCGTAATTTTCAGACCCGACACGCAATAGGAAATAGTTATGCAAAATGAAAATTCTCACGTGCAGTTACGTGCCGATCAAACCGATCTGCCCGGCGTATTAATTCTTGAACCCGAAGTCTATGCCGACGCGCGTGGGTTGTTTTACGAATCCTTCCATGTGGACAAGTATCGCGCGTTTGGCATTCACGGGCCTTTCGTGCAAGACAACTTCTCACGATCCGTGCTGGGCACCATTCGTGGGCTACATCTACAAGTCAAACGCCCGCAGGGCAAACTGATTCGCGTCATTCAGGGCGAGATTCGGGATGTCGCTGTCGATGTGCGTCGTGGCTCGCCATATTTTGGGCGCTGGGTGTCCGTTGATATTTCGGCAGACTCGTTTCAGCAAGTCTATGTGCCGCCGGGATTTGCACATGGGTTCAGTGTGTTAAGCGTCACCGCAGAGGTTGAATATAAATGCACGACACCCTATGATCCGAGTGATGAAGTCGGCATCAGTTGGAACGATCCCACGCTAAACATTGATTGGGGATGGCGGACAAGCGTGGCCGTGAGCAAGGGACTGAAGGCGCCACTGTTGTCGGCACGCGATGCCAATCACGCAGATTTTGCCAGTGTGTTCAAGCAGCTGCCATTGTATGTTCCGTAGGGCGCTTGTGTGCCACATCCTGCTGTGATATAATTACTCTTGTAGTTGTTGAAGCGCGGACAATGGCTTTCGGACGCCGGAGCATTACCGGCCGCCTCCACCAATAAACCCAACGGGGGCGACATAGATTCGACGGGGACTATGCGGACGCGGGGAGACTACCGACACGTCGCTGTCGTAAAACAGAGACACACAGAACTGATTACCAGTTCGCACTCGCAGCCTAATGGTTGCACTTGTTAGACTAGGAATAGTCTAACGGAGACGCTGGCTCTCTCGGCAACAGAAACCAGCACCTATTATATTATGAGCCTATCCATCTTACCGTCAGAGAAACTCGCGCATGTGATTGAACGCATTGTTGTGAACAAACAGATGTCGTATTTGGATGCCGTCTTGCACTTCTGTGAAAGGCGAAATATTGAGCCCGAGATGATTGCGCACCTTCTTAGTGATAAGATTAAAGGCGAATTATCACAAGAAGCGCAGGGGCTACACTTCATACCAAGAACGAACCGGCTGCCACTATAAATGACACCTGAACAGGTCTTCATGTATTCCAAGTCTTATCGCCTCTACTTCTCGTCAGAGGGATACGACTTCATGAAATACAAAGGCCACGTCTCGACGCCCAAACTTATCACGCAGCGCGATCGGCAGTTCTATTATCGGCTGGCCACAAAACTGTCGGACGCACAAATTCATGCGGCGTTTCTGCAGGCGTATTTTTTCAAACCGACGGCGTATGTCTCGGATGTCGCGACACCGACGGCTATCCAAGCGGGCATTGAATTTGCCTCGCGCGCCGAACACGGCACCTCCGTCTTGGGCCGTGACCTGTATACACTCCGCAAGGCGATCGCGCCGGCAGACCTTGATCAATGGCTCTATGGTGCATTCTTTGATGGGTTCAGGGCGACGTTGCCGGTCTGTATCGAAGAACTGGTCGGGCGAACACTACCCGTCGATGTTGCCTGCCTCCTGCTGCTCATTCCTCGAACTGAGTCACAGTATCATTGGGCACAGTATTGGGAAACCCGCGAACCTCTGGGGAGCACCTTTGGTGTGCGCCCGTGGTTATCTCGATTGCGAAAGGCCGATCAACTGCTCAATTGGCAGCGGCCGACATGGCGACAATACACACACAAGCTGTCCAGTATGTTTTGGGCGTCCTATCAGGAACAGTCACTCACGCCCAGCAAGGAGGAAACGAGATTATTTGCGTAGACTATATATCTGTGTTATACTTGACACTGTTCGTTATTAGATATTCACATTCACCGTACGACCATAAGGAGTGCCAATACTATGGCCACTAATTTCACATCGCTGCGCAATTCCCGCAAGACCCTCCTCACCAAACTCGCTGACGAAGTCAAGAAGACCTCTGCACCCCAGAAAGGCGCCGACGACCGCTTTTGGAAGTTGATCGTTGATGCCAAGACAGGCATCGGTTATGCGAAGCTGCGGTTTCTTCCCGCACCCAAAGACGAAGAAGTCCCATGGGCGCGCGTCTGGTCGCATGGCTTTCAGGGCCCGGCGGGTTCGTGGTTCATCGAGAACTGCCCGACAACGCTCGATGGGCGCCCTTGCCCTGTCTGTAAGGAGAACAATAAACTCTGGAACTCTGGCGTCGAGCGGGACAAGGAAGTTGCTCGGGCTCGGAAGCGGAAGCTGACCTATATCAGCAACATTCTGGTCATTGAAGATCCAGCACGACCGGAGAACAATGGCAAGACGTTCCTGTATAAATACGGGAAGAAGATTCACGACAAGGTGATGGAACTGATTGAACCTCAGTTTCCTGATCAGAAACCCGCAAATCCATTTGACTTGTGGGAAGGGTGTGACTTCAAGCTGAAGGCGCAAAAGGTTGCTGGCTATCAGAACTATGACAAATCGGAATTCACGGAACCATCTGAACTGCACGCCGGAGACGATGCGCAAAAGGAGAAAACGTGGGAAGGCGAGTTTCCATTGTCGGAGTTCCTTAAGGAAGACCAGTTCAAGGATTTCGAGGACCTTGGAAAGCGATTCCAGCGAGCCCTTAGTGGAGACGCCGACGACAAGATCACCGCAGGAGAAATTATCGAACGCGAAGCTCGACTCCCTATTCCAACTGCTGCACCAGTGGCGAAAGCAGCGGTCGCGCGAGTGACCAAGACTGCGACGGCCCCGACGGCCGCGGCCGTCGCTGATGATGATGAGGATGACGTGAAGAAGTTCTTCGCGAATGTGCTCGATGAAGACTAAAGAATCCTCGTGGGTGGTCCCCGTCGTCAAAGACGCGGATCATCCACAGGATCTGCTCCTGACTCTCCCCGAAGGCCTTCTAGAGCAGTGCGGCTGGAGCGCCGGCGA